ACTGGTAGGTAATAATTGGTAACCAATAAATGGAAACATCATGGAAACAATGTATAACGAATATTATATTTACAATTAGTTCCGTCATAGAATATTCATAAACAAGTTTCAAATGTTTCATATTATGTTCATACGGAGTTCATAACCGGGCGGTATAATATAGACGTACTCAGAGAGGTACAGAAAGGAATGGTCAAGATGACAAGAGTGTATCAGGCTAAAATGGAGAGTTCGCTGTCGGGGGTGCGCCATGTGCATTATTTCGATACATTGCGCGAGGCGCTGGAGTATGCACGCATATGGCAGGGAATGACAGGTATACGCGTGTATGTCAAATCCGCGGCGATCGAGATGCCGCAATTCCTGAGCCGATAAGCAAAAATTTAGTCGACTGAATGAAACAGAAATTTAAAAGAGAGGTAATAACAATGACAGAAAATGTGAAAATCGTAGAAGTTTCCAAAATCGACAGTTTGAAAAACTCCGAGTTGAAAAACGCCGCAAAACAGATTGTGAAGCTTGAAAAAACTCGCGACCGTGCCGCATATGCAATTGCGCAGGTACTGAAAACCGTAGATGATAAGCGTTTGTTTGTTGAGGATGGCTATAAAAACATTGAGCAGTTTGCAAGCGCAATGTTCGGATATAAACGAGTTACGGTGAGCAATATGTTGCGTATCGCGAAAACATATATGCTACCGGACGGCAGTACCATTCTGAAAAATGGTGAAAATGATTTCACATATACGAAACTTTCAGAGTTGCTATCGCTGGGTCCGGATACGTTGAAAAAAGCAGTTCAGAACGGCGATATCACGCCGGATATGACGCAGAAGGAATTGAGAAATTATGTTAAAAAGCAGAAAGCCGCGGCGATTCCAGAGGAACACGCGACGAATGATAACGACACCGAGGACGCCGCGAATGCAGGCAACGCGCAGACCGCCAAAGCCGCCAACGCGACCGAATCCGCCGACAGCAAAAACACGGTAAAGATTTACAAAATCGCTGTTCGTATTGGGTTCGGAGAATATGAGGAGCGGCGCGAATGGAACGTGCTTGAGCCGATCGAAAAATATCTCAAAGAATGTATTTTCCGAAACGCTGATGAAAAAATCAAGACGATCTGCAAAGCGACCGACACGAAATACTATATCGAAACTGACGAATACATCTACGGACTGCAAATGTCTTAAATTGTAAATAATGGTTGACTGAATCGGAAACTGATTCGATTCAGTCAACTAAATGGATGTGAGATAGAATGCGAATTCGATTTCAAGTGATAGAAATTCATGATGAAAACGGCGAAACAGTTTGTACAGAGCTATGCAATAATTATCCTGTCGGTGAATTTAGAGAACTTGCCGAAAAAATAGATTGCATACTTGCTCGAATGGGTGTTATTACAATTTCGCAAAACTGTGCAAAATTACCTGGAATTGAATGGAATTTTGTAGTAGATAATAAAGAATATTTATATCTACTATATTTTGAGGAGTGCTAATACAATGCAAGGATTTTATACAAAAACGGGTAAACGAATTGATATTGATATAATTAAATGCATGGATGTTCTAAACGAATCCGTTGTAAAATTTGGAGCGGACGAGTTACATCAATTAATTTCGTTGTATCACTATTACAATCTTAGCTTGGATAGCTTTTTCGATTTGTGCGTATTTATTGTTGGAGATCCGATTGTATTAAAAAAACAATCCAAAGCCTATTCTATCACCGCGCAGAAACAGTTAGTGCCATATAGTGGGCGTTATGGCGAGGGGTTCGTTTTTATCGAACCGAAACATAGGGAACATATGGCAAATATTTACTACTATTGTTTCAATCGCGGTTGGCTAGAATCTGTTCGGAATAAATGGCGGGGGGAATGGCTATGAAACCAAGTGAATATACTGTTGCATATCGTAAAGTGAAACGGAGAATTCAAAATTTGCAAGATAAAATTGGCTATACAGGCGTGGTTGCAAATTTTCAGTTTCGATATGAAAATATCGGCGGTTTGCCCAATGAACGTGCAGCGACAGAACGAGGAATTGCGGATTCGGTTTTGCGTGATATGCAACAGTTTCTGAGTAAGCCAACAACAGTAAAGGCTTATAAAAAAGCACGCGCGGAGAAAATTCGGATTTTTCACGAATACGGCTATGAAAAAGTTAACGAGAAAAATCTTGAACAAGCCGTTACTATGCTGGAAGCGTTGCGCGATTCGCTTGCATATATTCCATCGGATGAAGCGTTGGATGCACTTGATGATCCCGCGCAAATGGACGCCTACATGGCAAGAATTGCCTACATGGCGAAAGATGATCCAACGGAAAATTACATTTCCCTGTTGGATGGATATGGTAAAGAGGTGAAATTTAATGCTGACACCATTTGAGCAGTTTTGACTTTTCATCATTGAAAGATTTAGAAAAAGAAACTGATTCTAAACATCATGCCCATTGGGGCGCGGAAACCTGTGATAAACACGGGCACCGCAAAGAATATTACTCGCATACATTGGCGGCCTTTGATATTGAAACCTCTCTAATCGATACAGGAAAAGACCATCCGGAGGCCGCCATGTATATATGGATGTTTGCATTAGAAGATCGGGTTACATTATTTGGTCGAACATGGGAACAATTTCAAGATTGCTTAACACGTATAAATGACAATTTGCCGTCAAAACAGGTACTTGTAGTATGGGTACATAATTTAGCGTATGAATGGCAATTTATGAGATGGTTTTTTGATTGGCAAAAAGTTTTTCTTGTCGGAAAACGGAAACCAATTACGGCACGTTGGCAAAATATAGAATTTCGATGTTCTTACAAACAGACAAATATGTCACTGGATGCTTTTACCCATAAAATGGGAGCGAAGCATTCTAAGTTGTCGGGCGACGATTTCGATTATAAAGCGAAGCGGTATCCGTGGACGGAATTATCGTTCAGTCAACTGAATTATTGTGAAAATGACGTTGTCGGATTGATAGAAGCAATGAGAATCCAAATGGAAAAAGATGGCGATAGCTTATATTCAATACCGTTAACGTCAACCGGGTATGTACGCCGAGATGTACGAAAGGCAGTTGCGTACTTTCAGCAGTACTTAAAACCGCTGTACCCAAATGAAGATTTATACCGCATATTAAAAGATGCCTTTCGAGGTGGTGATGTTCATGCGAATCCTGCATATTCCGGAAAAGTGTTAAAAAATGTTAAAAGTGTTGACAAATCGTCAGCTTATCCGAGCGTTCAATGTATAGAAAAATTTCCAGTTTCTTCTTTCAAATTACGTAAAAATGTTACATTTGAGCAGATGGAAAAGTTGCTATTTGTACACAAAAAGGCATTAGTTTTTCGGATTAGATTCACAAAGTTATTTTCAAAAGACCCGTTTCCGCCTGAACCTTATCTATCATTTGCAAAAGTAAAAGTTATAGGCGAACGAGTATTAGATAATGGTCGTGTAGTATGCGCTAACGTGCTAGAAACAGCGCTAACAGATATCGATTATAAAATTGTAAAAGATAACTACACTTGGGAATCAGCCGAAATTCTGGAATTGTGGGACGCTACTTATGGAAATCTTCCAAAAGGTTTAGTTAAAGTTGTGCAGGAATACTATAAAGCGAAAACCGCATTAAAGGGCGTTGACGGTCAGGAATATTTTTACATGAAAAGTAAAAATAAACTAAATGCCATTTATGGTATGAGTGCACAAGACCCGTATATTGATAATTGGCAATACAAGGAGAACGAATATGTTCAAGAAGATGATGGCCGGTTACAAAAAACCGTTCTACCCTATCAATTTGGCGTGTGGACAACTGCGCGAACACGCGAATCACTTAGGCACGCTATCGATATTGTAGGCAAAGATTTTGTGTACTGTGATACTGATAGTGTCAAGTATATCGGCAAACACTCATTCAGTCAACTGAACAAAGAAATCGTTAAAAAATGTAAAGTCAACGAATCTTATGCCGATGATAAAAACGGCAAGCGTCATTATATGGGTGTTTTTGAAAACGAAGAACCCTATGACAATTTCATAACGCTGGGAGCTAAAAAGTATGCATATGAAAAACACGGAGTTCTCGGAATAACGTGTGCAGGAGTATCAACTAAAAAACTTCCAGTCGAACAGCAAACAGAACGCATTAAAACATATGCTGCAAAGGAATTGCAAAGTTTGGATAATTTCCAATCGGGATTTGAATTCACATTAGCAGGAAAAAATATTGTGGTTTATCACGATCATATGCCGGAATATCGCGAAATCGATGGGCATACAATTTTAGTTCCCGGCAATGCGGCAATTCTCGATGGCGAGTATACAATTTCTATTGCAAAAGCATATGCAGACTATCTAACACAAATAAATTATTTACTTGAATAGGAGATTTTACAATGTACAATTTTAAGAAAACCGCTGAAAAAATGACCGTCCTTTCCGAACTGATGACCGGACGTGAGCAGATCAAAACCAAAGATATCATTAAAAAGTATGCCGACGGTGTAACGATTACCGATTTCGATTTCGCCGTTCTGGATGACAAAGCATTCGTTGTTCTGACGTTCGCCGAAGATAACACGAAATACTACAATGGCGGGCTTGTTGCAACTAAAATTTTCCAGCGCATTGTTGATGACTTTGACGGTGATATTATGACGGCGCGCGACGAATATGCGAAAGCAGATGAAAAGTTGCACCTTGTATTTGAACTTGCTGAAACGAAACAAGGTAATACCGTTGTTCGTGTTAGCGTAAAATGACGCTATATTTACCATCCGGTTATGTGGACTTCCCGGCTATTTACAGCCGGGGGTTCACATGGAATTGGTTAACTGGCGGGCGTGCAATTGGGAAAACTTTTGGATGCTTAGAGGAGCATTTGCATATAAATCCTAGAATTTTCCTTTATATTCGACGTACGGCGAAACAATATCAAGCAGTTAAATCCAAGGACTTTTCACCATTGAATCCTATCGCTAAAATGTACAACGAAGAATACAAATATGAGGATGTACCGCATGAGGACTTGACGCGAATTTATCGTGTGCTAGGAGATGATAAAAAGGAGCTTGTTGGCTATATGTCTGCATTGTCAACCTTTTATAACGTGCGCGGTCTAAATGCTGATGTTGTGCAGGATATCATTTATGACGAATTTGTTCCCGAACCGCACGCCCGCCCAATTAAAAAAGAATGCTTTGCACTACTCAATCTTTATGAAACCGTGAACAGAAACCGCGAATTACAAGGCGAACCAGCCGTTAGGTTTACCGGATTATCAAATAGCGATTCTCTTGCAAACCCATATTTTATTGATTTAGGGTTGATGAAATATTACGGTAGAATGATTGAGACAGGCAGAGAAGTTACAGATTTGCGAGATAGAGACACTTTGTTAATAAATTTCAAAAATTCACCAATTAGTATTCAGAAAAAAGAAACTGCACTATATCGAATGGCGGGGGAAAAATCTGAGTACGCAAAGATGGCAATTGAAAACGAATTTAACAACGATGATTTCGCATATGTTCAAAGTTACAATTTGAAACCGTTCACGCCTGTATGTGCAATAGGTAATATCGGAATCTTTTGTAACAGAGACAACTCGTTATTTTATGTAACAAGCACAATTCCGAAAAGTGTGAAATGCTATCAAGCCTTTGGCGCAGAAGCACGTCAATTTCGAGCACGATTCGCATTTCTAAAAATGGCATACTTAAACGGTAAAGTTAGATTTGAAACATATACCGAGAAAGTCGCCTTTGAAGCATTTTTCGATTTTGTTCAACGCTGATTCAGTTGACTGAATTCAGCGCTGGAACGATAGGCCGGAAGCGCTGAAACAATCAGCCCGACGGAATCGGGTGCGCAGAGGGTGAGAACCTAACGAATCCGGCCTATCATTCGAGCGCTGAAATTTGGAGGTGAAAATTATGGTTCCGATATACATAATGTTAGGACTTATTATAGTTACTCTTCTTCAAATTGCGGTGAAATTGAGCAATCGAGGAGGTGAAAAAAGATGGAAACTTTCATGAACATTCTGCAAAATTTTGGTGTTCTTGCAGCAATTTGTTTTGCAATGGGATATTACATTTATATGCAACATAAAACATATCGAAGTGATATCGAAAAAATCACTACGCAGCACCGCGAAGAGGTCGCGGATTTGAACACCAAACATTCGGAAATGCTTTCGCAAATGCGAGAAGCAATTGAACGAAACACGCAAGCTATGGTTGATTTGCGTGTACTGCTGGAAGGAGAGCGGAAAAATGGCTAGATACAAAATTGTTTACCAAAATTGGCTTCCTTATAAGGGGAACAGCGATACGAGAGGTTATATTTCTCAGCGTTATACAAATGTTCATCGCGCTATTGATAGCGTAGGAAATTATACCAAAGGGCATTTATACACTCCCGTACATTCGGTAATGGATGGCGTAGTAACCGAAGCATATTTCGACAGATGGTACGGAAACGTTGTAACCGTATCTAATAATTACATTTCGATTACATATTGCCATTTGGCGAAGTTGCTGACGTCCACAGGGAAGCAGGTAAAAACCGGAGATATTGTAGGTCATGAGGGGAAAACCGGAAAATATGCAAGGGGCAAACACTTGCATACTAAAATGTCGATTGACGGTAAAGAAGTAGACCCCGAACTTTATCTTGCGGGTAAACGGGAATTTCCGAAAAAAATTTCCGACGATATCGATCAACTGGCATGGGATGTTATTCGCGGAAAATATGGAAACGGGGCTGCACGGAAAAATGCTTTGGGCGATAAGTATGAAGCCGTGCAGGAGCGTGTAAATGAACTTTTGAGGGAGATGCAGAAATGAGTATCAGTGTTGAGCAATTGTGCGCATTGGTAACGGCCGGATTTACCAAACAAGAAATTACAAGTTTGACTGCACAAGAAGTTGCAATCAATCAAAACACTTCGATTCAGTCAACTGAATCCGAACCCGCGCAAATCAATCCGACGTCCGATAACGCTCCGGACGATGTAACTGAAACGCTGCGTTCGATGCAAAATAGCATTTTGCAGCTTTCTAATACCGTGCAAGATATGCAGCGGCATAATGTCAATCGGGATATCAGTAACGGCGCGAAAGCAGAAACCGTTGATGATATTAATAAATTTTTGTTGGGCTATAAAGCGCCCGAGGGGGGTAAATAAATATGGCAGTAAACGAATTGACTGTTGAACAGGCAACGACTGTACTTAACAATGTTGTTTCTCAGGCTACCGGAAATTCCAATATTTCTGCTCTTAATGGTGCAGATTTTGCTACCGTTGCGCAAGTAGGTTTAAAAGCCGGGTATGACCCGATATTGAATGCAATTGGGCAGGTTTTGACGAGAACGATTTTTTCGTCTCGGCCTTACACTGCGAAGTTTAAGGGCGTGCAAATTTCGCGTGATAGATGGGGAAATATCGTTAGAAAGTTGCAGCTGTCCGATCAAGCGTTCGATGACAACCAGGCCTTTGAACTGGTTGACGGTCAATCGATCGATATGTATAAAGTTAAAAAACCTGCTGTAAAACAAACTAACTTTTACGGTTCGATCACATGGCAGAAACAGTCGCCGACGATTTATAAAGATCAGCTGGATGTTGCATTCAGCAATCCCGGAGAATTCGCGCAGTTTTATTCTATGATTGCAGAAAACGTTTCTAATCAGATCGAACAGGCGAATGAAAATATGGCTCGTGCCATTCTTTGCAACTTCATTGCGGGACGAATTGCAGAAAACAATGAAAATTGCGTGCGGCATTTGGTAACGGAATACGCAGCGGCTATGGGTATTGAAAATAAAGATACTGTAATGCAGCCCGCGAATTTCGATCACTTTATGAAATGGGTATTCGCGGAAGTTGCAACAGCCGCGCAGATGATGACCGAACGTTCGTCGATTTATCATACGAATTTCACTGGTCTGCCAATTGAACGTCATACGAATCCGGGTGATATGCGAGTCTATCTGAATACGCCGACGGTTTTCCAAACTAATACACGCGTTCTTGCTGATGCATATCATGACAACTATCTGCGGTGGGCTGACCATGAAAACGTCAATTTCTGGCAGTCGATCAAATCGCCGTCTACGATCAATACGATTCCGGTATATATGAAACCGGATGGAACGTTGGCGTCTCCTGAAACGGCGGTGAATAACGCTAAAGTGTTTGGCGTATTGTTCGATCGCGACGCTCTGGGTTACAATATTTGTAATGAATGGAGCGCGGCAACTCCGTTTAATGCGGCTGGCGGTTATACGAATCTGTTCTATCACTTTACACATAGATACTGGAACGACTTTACAGAAAACGGCATTGTTCTGTTGCTGGATTAAGATTTATAGAAAACAGGACGTGTAATGCGTCCTGTTTTTTTTTGTTCAGTTGACTGAATGGAAAGGAGTAAATAATGGCTTTCCCTATACATTTCTATTCATTTTCAAAAAAATTAAATTCAACAAAACGTCCCGTAATAACTCCGCGAACATGGCAATGTGAAATTAAAAAATCATGTGGAATAATACATCCACAAATCATTTTAAGCGGTACAGATATAGAACCGGAACAGAATTATAATTATTGTTATATTCCTATTTGGAATAGGTACTATTATATTTCTAACTGGCGATTTGAACAGGGTTTATGGACAGCGTCGCTCGATGTTGATGTTCTTGCTACATGGAAACCATATATCGGAAATACCACAGCATATGTTATTCGTAGTAATACGCGAAGTACGAAAAGTATTCCAGACCCTTATTATAATGGTATTTCGGGTGTAGAATATAGCAATGTCGAATCCGTACAATTATATTCAACAGTCGGAACGTACGTTATTGGCGTTATAGGTAATAATTCAACAACGGCGGCGGGACAAGGTGGAATCAAATATTATGCATTGGATGATGCCGCTTTTCAAGCCTTAATAAATACTTTAACAAGTGTAGATTTTGATGGATATAAAGATATATCCGAGCAAGAAAGGAAAACAGCCGTTCAACCTGTTCAATTTATTACATCTTGCCGTTGGTATCCAATGTCACTATTTGGAGGAACTCCGCGCTCAACAATTAAAATCGGATGGTACAATGTAAATATCACAGCCGGACGTGTTCGAGATGTTCTTGCTGGATATAGTACTAATGCAACGGTTTTATTACACGGCCATCCACAAGCGGGTTCGCACGGTAACTATCTTAACGGATCGCCATGGACTACCATTTATTTGCGGCTACCCGGTTTGGGGCTTGTTAATATTCCGGGGGAAATTGCAACAAATACAGGAAATTTGGATATCAATTTTATTTTAGACCCGCCGAGCGGAAAAGCTATATACTATATCGCGCCGCGGTTATCAACAGCCGTTTCGCTAAACGGGCCACAAGCTATCTCACTTCCGTGTGATTTTGGTGCCAATATTCCTATTACACAAATAACATCTCAAGCGCGTGGCGGACTCTATTCTGCGTTAATGTCAGTCGCAATGACTGCAGCAACAAAGGGAGAAATACATGGTGGATTTCTAAATAATAATACTTTATCAACAATATCTGAAACAGCCGGGGCGTCACTACTTGATAATACACTAAACCCTGAAAATACAGATTCAACTGTGTGGGACACCGTAACAGAACCTCTACAATTATTAGGACGAACGGTTTTTGGGAATATGGTATCACAACCAGCCGGATTAACCGTACAAGATGCCGTTTATTTCTATATATTAAGCCCAAATATATATGCCTATCAAGCCTACAAACGCGTTGAAAATCGAAATACTATTATCGGCTGGCCGTTATATGAAATGCGAAAAATTTCAACATTAAGCGGATATATAAAATGTGACGATGCAAAATGCGAATGTCCTGCAACGTCTACCGAACTTGTACAAATATCTAATTTTTTGAATGGGGGGTTTTTCTATGAATAATTTCATACCTGCAAGTTACGATATGCTGAATCTATACGACGGTACAATAGTACCGTCCACAATTCACAACCTCGATAACGTTGCGGCGGCATATTACAGGCGCTATCTGCTTCAACGCGCCATGAGCGTTGCAAAATGGAAGATGAACCCGAATTGGGCTGAAAACTATTTTCTCTATACCCTCTATTGTTGGGGTTCGATTGTAATTTTCAATACGCCGGAATACGGTACAATCTTTGCACGTCCGGGACTTAAAGGCTACAACATCTACTACCAGCCGACGGGATGTGTTGTAACACTTCCAGATACTACAAAAACCTATGAATTGACCTTTGGCGAAGATTCTGAATTGTTGACACTGACACCTGACTACTGCGGCATTCTAGATATGGTCAACCGCTACGCGGCAAAACTTGCCTTGTGCGAACAGACTATAATGGCAAACCTGAATACAACACAATTCGGCTATGTGTTTTTCGCTGAAAATGACGCTGTCGCGAAAGCGTTCCGGAAGATGTTTGGACAAATTTCGCAAGGTGAAGCGTGTGTTGTTATCGACAAGAAACTTATTGATAGCACGACCGGCAATAAAACCTGGGAAATGTTTTCACAGGATTTGTCTAAAAACTATCTTGTAACTGAGATACTGGAAGATATGCGAAAAATTGAAAATCAGTTTGCAACAGAAATTGGTATTCCGAACGCCAACACGGAAAAGAAAGAACGGATGCTTGTTGACGAAGTGAATGCAAATAATGTTGAAACTATTTCCCGCATGGAAATGTGGATGCAAAATTGGAAACAAGATATCAAGAAGATCAACGAACATTTTCCGGATGCGCAACTAAGCGTTGATTGGCGAATTCAGTTGACTGAACAGAAAAGAGGTGAAGAACAAAATGGCAACATTAACAATCGAGGGAATGTTGGCGTACAAACCGCCAACGACAAATGGAACGGAAATTGATTGGTCAAACACAATATTCAAATATTTCACCGTTCCAAATGGACTAGATAAAAACCGCGCAATCAGTTATATTCGTAAACGCTGCTATTCATTTGAACTGACGTTCCCGAACTTTGATATTATGCAAGATGCTATTAAAGTTTTGTGTGATATCTATGGTGATAAATGGGAATATTTTTTGAAAACTGCTACTGCTGAGTACGACCCCCTTATCGACTTTACGGAATCATGGAATGAAAACAAAAACGTAAAAGATAAATATACCCGGTCACGAAACAGTACAACAGATCGAGAAAATTCTGCCAATAGCAGCGATAGCAGAAGCAACGAAAAAAGCGTAGCAACCGGTAATACTCAAACGTTGAGCAATACTGCCTATAATAGCATAGCATTGCAAACAGCTTCCCGCACTCAAACAAATGGTGCTGACACCGAATCTAATACCGAGAATGGTTCGGCATCCGTTTCTGGAAACAGTAGAGATAAAGTTTCGGGAGAGAGTACGCACGACGGTGCACAGGATACAAACCGCGATATCAAGATTTCCGGCGCAACCGGACGATTGACAGCGCCTGAAATGATCGAGTTGCAAAGAAATATTTATCTAAATATGTACAAACAAATCGCTGATGACTTTGCGCACGAATTGTGCGTAATGGTTTATTAAGAAAGGAATGATATTATGCCTGATTCTACAATTCACCTTTGGCCGTATACTAATCCGCACGAACTGAATCTTGATTGGATTATTCAAACGGTAAAACAGTTGGGGCTGGATTTTGAAACCCTGAAAAAATGGTGCGAAGATTATCTCGATAATCTGGATATTTCAGATGACGTCAACGCCAAGATCAATCAAATGGCTACTGACGGAACACTCACGCCGATGATCGAAGCCGCCGTTAGAAATATCACTGAACCGTTGGTTAACGCAGCAATTCCGGAATTAGCCGTTCCACTAATTAACGCTGCTATTAACGCAAAAATTGGCGATATCGATACTGCAATTTCAAATGCAGAAGACGCTACGACGGCAGCGCGGTCAGCAGCAAGCGCCGCAAATGCCGCTACAAGTTTCGCTAAAAATGCAGCGAACACTGCAAATAACTCTGCAAGTGCAGCGGATACTGCAACCGAAGCCGCAACGAATGCCGCAGCGTCAGCCGCCGCCGCAGCGCAGCGTGCAGAAACGGCAGCAGAAATTGCGGAATCTAACTTTATGAACATAACGGTATCGTACCTTGCAGGCACTGGCATTCGATTGAATTATAATCTACAACAGATTACACAAGCGTACAAGCTGGGCAGTAATATTACTGCACATTGGAACAGCGGCGAACGAATTGATATTATCGGGTATGTTCGGAATACCGACGGCTCGCTATATTGTCCGATTTTCATCGAAACAGATACACTTAATACGCCGGCAGTTTGTACGCCGACATCGATGGCAAGCACTACAACTGACTTTAATAGATGGGTTCTTAATGCTACATATGATGTTTACAGCGGCGATAATATTATTGGACAAGCACAAGTAAAAATGGGTATAAACGGTACCCCTAGTGTACTTGTTGCAAGAACTGGTGAAGTTACCGATACGCCATATATTGCTTCCTGTAATGATTTGATTACAGCATTGAGTTATATTGCACTTGCACAAGCTTACCAAGTTGCTACGGGAGTTGCGAGCTTGCAAATTGGTGGCTATGGTAACTCACAACCAGATGCTGCGTTCCTATATA